ACCTGCCGCACCTGCCGCACCCGCAGGTGGGGCAACGCCCGCCGCAGGAGGTAATCAGGCGGCACAGAACATACTAGCTCAGAGAGCAGGAGCGCAACTAGCCGATGCAGACGCAAGAGCAAACAAGAGAGGCGGTCTTGGCGGATTAGGAGCAAACTTGCTTGGTTTTGGCTTACCCGCAGCAGTAGGTGCTGCTAGAAATGCAATGACTAGGCGTGGTGGCCGAAGGGATCAGAGGTCGGCAATGAATCAACTGAACACTCTAGCCGGAACTGACTCCTCAACATTCACCGCATCATCCGATGACCCATACGATGACTTTTGGGACTTGCAGAAAACCATGCACACATTCAGAATTAGAGATTCAACGGAGGCACTAAGATATGCCTACCAATGATCCGTTCGACATGGCTTGGGCCGCAAGTAAGGATGAAGCGGTTCACAAGGGCATCATGGATCATTTAGAGCGCATTCGTGACAGTCACAGAAAAGGTGTCCAGCGAAGAGATGACAAGAGAATGGAAGCCATGCGGCGAGGCATGGCCCTTACTGCAAATATGGATGCCAATAGGCAAAAACTGCAAGAGGCACAGGATAGGGGAGTTGGTTTTGATGAGGTCGATGAAAGTGAGCGATTGATGAATGAGGTCATAGATCAAATTCGAGGCAATACTCACAACCAAGTGTTCGCTAATGATGATGACGGCATACAGAATAGTGTGGATGCTTTGCCTTTGGAAAACCCGTTCGCCAATCCATTCAGCAATCCCAACGCCTTTGCAATCAAAGAGCCTAGAAAGGATGTTCCAGCAGAATATATCACTCCCATTGTCAAAGCCGAGCCTCCTCAAGAAAAGCCGGACATTGGAATTGATGTAGTGGAAGGCGATGACCTATCCCTACTTCCGGCATCATTGTTCCCGAGGAATACGCCTGGTGGTGACAACATGAGTTTGTTGCCTTCGGGGTGGAATAGTGACTAATGACGCAATGCTCGAACTAACGAGCAAAGTCGATTGGCAAATGGGAAAACGTGACTTTCGCTTTTTCTTTGAGGACATCTGCGGATTCCAACTAGCAAACTTTCACAAAGAGTGGTATGAGAATGCGGAGAACCACAACAAGGTCTGTGTCATAGCAAGTCGAGATCATGGCAAGTCCGTCTTCTTTAGAGTATATCTTCTATGGAAGATGGCATACAATCCTGGGACTGAGGTTCTATTCTTCAGCCACAGTCAGCATCAATCCATAGACCACATGGCAAAGATGGATGAGTTAATCATGACCACTCCTGCACTTGCTCATCTCAAGCCAAAGAGAGGATGGGCGAAGCAGTTGTTCAAGTTCACGAACAAGTCATCCATACGAGCCATGTCCATCGGTAAGGCCGTTCGTGGTGCTCACCCTGACATAGTGGTTCTTGACGACATTCTGTCTAGTGAGGCAGATACGCAATTGAAGTCGATCTCCACTTGGTTCTATACTGCATTGCTACCTGTTCTGCACCACACGGCTCAGATGTGTGTCGTGGGAACACCTTTCTCATTCACAGACCTATACTCAGAACTCAAGGGTCTTGACGGGTATTGCGTAAAGGAGTATCCTGCAATCAATGAGGCAACGGGTGAACCCCTGTGGCCCGAGCGATGGAATCTCGATGCACTCAACACTAGAAGGGGAGAGATGACATCCATAGCCTTCACTCGTGAGTATCTATGCAAACCCATAGCTAGTGAGTCAAGTCTCTTCCCCGAAGAGATGTTGGCTAATGTCAAAGATGACTCTCTCATGCTATCTTACTATCCCGATCCTGATGAGTCATTAAACTACTACATCGGTTGGGATCCTGCAATAAGCGCAGACCGTAGTGCGGACTACACTTGCATGATGGTCATAGGCATGGATGAGAACAGGCACAAGCGCATAGTTCATGTCCATCATGAGAAAAACATGAATTTCAATCAGCAGATTGACAAGATTATCGAATTGAACGCTCGCTTCAATCCGGTCATCATTGAGCTTGAGACAAACAACTTCGCTATGGCATTCAATCAAGTGTTGCAGGAAATCAGCGATTTGCCAATCAAGCCCTTCAACATGAGTCGCATGAAGAAGGAGGCTTTGATTCACACCTTGCAATTGCACTTTGAGCAAAGGCATCTCCTCATACCATACAAGGATGAAGGTGCAACCAAGCGACACATGAACACTCTGTTGAATGAATTATCCATGTTCACCATGCTTGACAATGGGCGCATGGAAAGCCTCGGGACGCATGACGACATGGTGATTGCCCTTGCACTTTCGGTACAGGCGACTAAGGAATACCGAGAAAACATAATTATCCTAGATGGCGAGATGTGGAAGAACAGGTTGGGGTGGGCCGATGCGTGATTACTTGAAACCTGTACCAGGGGTGGAAGACCTGACGGATTCAATAAGGAAGAATCCGGCTTTGCTAGGTGTGGCTGCAAGAGTAGCAGCACCGTATGCCTTAGATGCCGCTAGAAAGAAATTACAAGAGAAGCAGAAAGAGGCTGCACAGGCAGAAAACGACTTGCAAATTGAAGAAGAAAAACAAGCCGAGAGCAAAGCACAAGCAGAGCAATCTGCGAAAGAAGCAGAGCAAAATAAGAAACAGGCCGAAGAGGCTCGGCAGGATGCAGAAGCAGGTGGCATGAACAGCGCAGAAAGCGGAACGGAACTACCTGCGACTGCTCCTCTTCCTCAAATGAAATCCTGGTTTATGGATAACTTTGGCATGACAGGAAGAGAGATGACTGAAATTCTAATCAAAGGCAAAGAGCTCAAAGTCTTAGATTCTATACAACCATTGCTTCTCCTCGAAAAACAATCAACATTGGCACAATTTGTGGGTGTTTCACCTGATTTAGTCCATGAGTTGCCATTGACTGACCTAGACTATGACTCTCTAAACAAGAATGCAAAGAGGCTAGACTTGCCATTCAGGCGTTTCGTCAAGACCTGGGTTTCTGCTGAGAATGAGGTAGAGAAGGAAAATGCCGAGAATTTGTGGAGAACGACCCTAGACAAATCCGAAAGGCTATCCCATAGGGAAAGATCTATTCTAAAGAATTGCAGAGAGGTGCTATCGTCAAGAGGAGCAGTCAATGCTCAAACACTCAAATCATACGGTGTCCAAGCAAGTCCTGCTGAAATCTCATCCCTCATCAAATCTCATGGTTTCTTGTTTGACATCATTTCCATTGGACAGATTGGCAAGTCGGGTAGGGGTCTGTTCTATGACATCATGCGAAGAGATGTGATACTCAAAGATGCAGATAGGTTCCTTGCAGGGCTGATAGATAGCAACAGTAGTTTCAAGTTCGACACTAGGCTACAACCAAGATTGGAGATAAACTTCAACGCACCATCAGCACCCTGGTATGTGGATGCATTGCTGAAAGAAGGAATAACCGGAGTAAAGGCGGAGGGAATGGGTTTGGTGATTGAAGGAGAGATGGCAGTCCGTAAAGCATTAGAAACTGCGGAATCTCATTTGTCCAAGTCTGACCAATATCCCTCTCCCCAAATGATTCTGAATGCATTGCGTGGAGACAAAGACACTCTGATAGTGTTAGCCTACGATTCTATTGACAAGGCAGACAAGCCTCGTTTGCTTCGCAAACACAAAATAACAGTTGATGATTTCGATATAATGAAAGAGAAGGTGAAGGCAAGTGGTTGATGGCAAGAAAATGGAGCGAATGTTCGCTGCTATCGGCATGGACATGGAGCGTTACAACACGCCTATTCCATCTATGCCTCTCTTTACAGAAGGTGTTCAGGAACCTCCTCTTCTGCAAGGAATTACTGTCCCTGCATTGTATGCGGCGGCTTACGAGTGCATGGTTCTCCGTTCCATTCTAAATCACCTATGCGTGGAAACATTCCGCAAGGGATGGGAGTGGAAATCTAAATTCGTATGCAAGTGTGTCGAATGTGAAGCCGAGTATCATCAAGAGATGGAGTCGTGCAAAGACTGTGGCGGAGAAGTCCGCAAGGCAGACAAGGGCCAAATCGAATACGCGGAGACTGTCCTGGGTGGGCAGAACAGAATGACTCAGAGGTTCATCGACATACTCAGGGAGATAGAGATGGACTTGAACATAGTCGATGATGCATATCTCGTTCTAACAAAAGAATACTTTGTCGATCCTGCTACTAAGCAACCTATGTTTTTCCGCATAAGGGAAGTATCTCGTGCAGACCCCATCTTCATGCGAATCATGGCAGACAAGAGGGGGATTCGAGGAGGAACCCAATACACTAGCTTGGTCGATAGGTCATTTAGGACAAGCGACCCTGATGCAGTATGCCCTGTGTCTGGTATGCCTGTCGTGCCAATTCACTACATCAACCTAGCAGGTGTGGGCAACGGGCAAGTCTATACTGAGGGCGAAGTCATTCACATCAGCAAGTGGTCGCCTTCCAAGTTGTATGGTCGTAGCCCTGTTGCTACTATGTGGAGGCAAGTCAATACTCTCATCGCTATGGATAACTACGTCTATTCGGCATATCAGAAGAAGAGGATGCCTCGTGGAGTCATGGTCATCAAGTCATCCAACATGGAGACTGTGGAGAGGACTGCCCGCAACATCCAGGAACACCTTGAGCGTGACCCAAACTATGTGCCGACCATCGGTGTTGAAACCGAATCCGGTAGGGGCGGTCTTGAGTATGTTCGCATGATGGACACACTCGAAGAGCTGCAATACATACCAATCAAGGATGACATCAGACAACGCATCTCTGCATACTACGGCGTATCGAACGTATTCATGAATGACGTATCCGGTGGCGGCTTGAACAACGAGGGTATGCAGATCGTGGTCACAAATCGTGCTTTGGCATATGCTCAGTCAATATACAACAGACACCTATTCCCTGCTTTGCTTGACGCATTCGGCATAGACGAGTGGACAATCACACTGAACCCACACGAAGAAGAGGATGAAATCATGCGATTCCGCAGGGATGAGATGGCTATCCGCAACATGATGCAGATGAAGCAAGCAGGATACGATGCGAAACTGCGCGACCAAATAGACGACAAATTCCTAGAGTTCGACTTCAAGGAGCCAACACCCGAAGAGTTGGCGGCTAAGGCAGAGGAAGCGGCTCAGGCTCAAGGCGGGGGCGCACCACCACCAGGCGGACAACCGCCGCCTCAATGAGCAAATGCAATAAACAATTGTAAAGAAAAGGCATAGCATGGCAGATGCCTTCAACACGGCTTGGTCAATAGTAAAACAGGATGAACGCAGTTTCCGTGTGCAAATGGGGCCAAAGGGGATGTACCTTGTTATTGAGTATGAAGATGGCAAGGAATTATTCATGGATGATTATCAAAAATTCATGATGGAACTTCAACAAGCAGAGGCCACAGGCGATGAAAGATTAGTGGAAATGCAATTTGGTGTCGGTAGTGATTATCACAACATAGCAGAAGAACCTGAAAATGTCGGTAAGAGTGAGGAAAAGGGCGACAATGTTCCTACCAACCCTGCGCTATGGTCACAGGCCAAATCTAAAGCAAGAGCGAAATTCGATGTATATCCGTCAGCCTATGCCAATGCTTGGGCCGCTAAATGGTACAAGGGCAAGGGTGGCGGTTGGAAGAAGAAGTCAAAGGGGAAGAAGGGGAAGAAATGAATGCCCAGGCACTTCCTTTCTCAGAACTCATCTCGAAAGACCTACGGGATTGGTTCAAGGAAAAGTGGGTTGATGTATCTCGTAAAGACAAGGATGGCAAGCATCCCCCGTGCGGTAGGGACGATGCTGACAAATCTAGTAGGGGCTATCCGAAATGCCGCCCATCGAAGAAAGTCAGTTCAAAGACACCGAAGACGGCAGGATCTATGAGTGATAAAGAGAAGAAGGCCGCTACAAGAAGAAAGAGAAGCAAGAAGCAAGGAGTAGGAGGGAAGCCGACAATGGTGAAGTCATGCAATTGTCCTACTTGCAATCTCCTAACAAAAGCGGTTCTAATCAAGGCGAAGAAGAAAGACAAGCCATTTCATGGGTATAACAAGAATAAACACAGTCGCAAGGGTGGCCTTAGTGCAAAGGGCAGAGCGCATTTCAAGAGGACAGAGGGTGCAAACCTGAAACCACCTGTGACAGAGAAGCCATCAAAACTCAAACCAGGTAGTAAGAAAGCAAAAAGAAGAAAATCCTTCTGCGCTCGCATGAGTGGCGTGAAAGGCCCAACGAGCAAGGGTGGCAAGCTAACACCGAAGGGTGCGGCATTGAAAAGGTGGAATTGTTAATGGTATTTGACGAAGCATGGAAGATAGTGAAAGAAGATATGGCAAGAGAGAAAGCAGCAATTATTCGCTGTTTGAAGAAAGAAGGCGGTGCAGCAGGTATGGATAAGTGCTGCGAAGCGGCAGGACTCTCAATGGATGAATGCAAGAAATTAGTTCAATCTATGGATAACGTCAAGATTCACGACAGTGGTGACGTTATATTGATGGACGGATTGTGATGACACTATTTGACATGGCTTGGGATGTCGTTAAGGCAGATCACGCTAAGTCAAAGGGTGGCAAGTTCAAGAAAATGAAAGGCGTTGATTTTACACTGCCAAGGGGCGAGATGAAAGTTCTCCAAGCAGAAGACAAGGACTACAAGAGAGGAGTTCTTGTTGAGTTGTTGAAAGACGGCGGATACGAGGTAGCGTATTGGTACGACAAGTTTGAGGTCTTTCCCGTTGAAGTAATAGTTGATGGTAAATCAATAAAGAAGGATGGTCGCAAGGTTATACTCAAGTTCCATCCTAAGTTGGAAGAGGCAAGAGGCAAATCAAAGAAGCAAATCAAAGAAGCCCAAGAGAAGTTAGAAACTGACAGGGAAGAGTAATAATGTCAATATTTGAGAAAGCATGGGAACTTGTCAAGGATACGGCAACTGCTACCCGCACGGCTGACTTGTGGTCGATGAATGATGAGACACTATATTTCGAGGTTAGGGATATAATCACGAATGAAGTTAAATTCTATTATGATAGTGATGAAACCGAAGAGGAAGTGAAGGAGAATATCATTGAAGAGTTGGCAGCACGGCTACCGCAAATGATGGCTCGTATGCCAGGATTCATGGATGATTTGTTAAGTCCAGTAAACATAGATGATGAGATGGGCGATAGCATATCTGATGTTGATTGGAGAGAAGTAGCAGAAAATTATTCAGAAGACATTGACGGTATCATAGATGACTTTTACTTTGACAGGCATGGACAAGCATTTACTGAGTGATAGCATGGCAGCGTTTGAGAAGGCTTGGGAACTTGTCAAGAGGGATGGCAAGGATTACGGGCAGATGCCAATCAAGGAATCCACCGCCATGACTCATGGAACTGATTTGCCATCCTTGAAGACCATAGGCAGAAGTCAGAGGAAGACAAGGAAGTCAGGGGGGAAATCACCTAGAAATATTAGTCGTGTGAGTGGCGCACACGCTTCATCTTCCTCTCGTAAAGACAAGACAGATCACAAGAAATCTGCCGCAGAAGCGAGCGTGGATGCTAAGTTGAGGAACGCAGGAGCCAAAGGTCAGCGTTAGGATAACAATCATTAACGATGGAGAAATTAGAAGCGAGTGAGCGACATGAGCGAAGGCGATATATTTGGACTTCAAAAGATGGATCCGATGGCAAGAAGGGCATTGGCATCTATTGAGATGATGGTGAAAGCGATAGACCTGAATAACAGGGATGACATTGGTAAGCATCTAAGTGATGCCAAGAATGCATTGGAATCTCTTGGTAGCGACCTAGAACTACACGACAGGCTACAAAAGGCACTCAAGCCGACTTATACTCCTGACCCGCTACAAGTCGGCGTGATAAGGAAATTCGACAATACAGAATCGGACTACAATGCAAATGATGGGGTCGTAGCTCTCGGTGTAGTCCGTGCTGGAAGAACCAACAAAGTGTTCAGGCCACACGAAGTATATTGAGGGAATGGTATGACATGGACATCAGAAGGTTCGGTTGGAGATAGACTCCGAGCGTTGCGTGTCCGTGATGACATACTGCAAAAGCAAGAGGTCGATCCTGCTGGCATGATGAATGCACCAGTTCAGAATGTTCCTGGGCCTAATGGTCAAGCAGGTGGCTTGCCCCGACACATGATGGGAGAAGGGAACGCTGCAGCAGCAAAAGCCGTATGGGGGAAACTAGAGAGTTGGCTAGATGACGGCAACGACATCCTCAATGAAGGAGAAAGAGTCAGCACGAGTTACGCAAGTGCTAACATCGACCATAAGTTCGTATCCGACAGAAACGACAAATTCTTGAAAATGAGGGCGTTGATAAAAGCATTAAAGGATGTCGTAGGGCAAATGAGGAATGAACCAGATGAGAGAGCATTGGGCGAGCACAACCCAACCATGATGGCAAACGATCAGACTAATGGCAACCTTGCCGCAATGACAGGCATGGGTGGCAACATGGGCATGGGCGGTGGTATGTAATGACTGAAACCGAAGATGCAGTAGACATAGCAAAAGCCGCTATCGAGGAGGCGAAAGTTCTCAAGGAGGAAAATGAAATCCTCAAGATGGAGAACCGTGAGTTGCGAAATGCAGTCAATGACCCTACTGCCGCAATGAAAGCCCAAGGATGGCAGAGGTTCGTGACACCTCATGCAGATGAAGCATTCGACCCATTGAACCGAGCAATCGGTGAAGATACCTTTAGTGGCCCTTTCGAGGGTAGTGGTGACTTGATTACAAAGAGCATTCATCGCCATGATGAGCTCAGAGAGTGGGAAGATGCTGAAAGGGAGATGAACCGAAGATGAAATTTGTTAATCCTATGAAAGACACGCCGGAAGGAAAGCTACTAGCGATTGTTAGAGATATTGAGAAGTCACTAGGCATTGAGAAAAACTCTGACAAAGTGCATTGTGATAAAGCCATAGACAATATGGGATGCAAAGATGACGACTGCCCCACCTGTGGAAAAAAGGTAAGGAAGGAAGAAGAAGTTCAAAATAAGGACAAGGCAGACTTAGATGATGACGGCGAGTTATCAAGTTATGAGAGAAAGCGAGGCAAGGCTATCGAGGCTGCAATGTCAGGGAAGAAGAAAGTCAAGAAGTCCGATGCTACGTCCGACTTCCTCCAAAAGTATTTCCAGGAGAGGTCAGTAGATGACGTGAAGCCGATGTATGTGGAAATATCCGGTGAGACTGAGATACCTGCACACGGCCCTCACTACAACCAAGTTCTCCCTTACACAGAAGACGGGCCAAAGAAGTCAATCACAAGCGAGACATATCCCATGCCATCAGTGTATAAGACTGGATACGATGTGAACGGATCATCTCTGCACATGAAACTCAATGATGGCGGAACAGGTGGTTCCATGTATCGTGACAAGGTTGAGGAAGCACTAGCGACCATCAAGAAAGAAGCGACTACCGGACAACTTGGTCTAGTGCAAGAAATTGCGGGACAGATTGAGC